AACGCAGCACGGGTATCCTTTGGTAAGAATAGTAAATGGGAGGTTGACTACGATCAAGTACCTTGTGGTCTGGAGAGGTTGTCTGACCGTGACGTCAGACTAATCCGCTACCTAGCCAAGCACAAGCACATCAGCCCCTTTGGTCATGCCTTTGCATCCTTCCACGTCAAGGCTCCGATCTTCGTAGCACGTCAGTTGGTCAAGCATAAGTTCCTGCGATGGAATGAGATCAGTCGTCGGTATGTTGATGACGAACCTGAGTTCTATACACCTACAGTATGGCGTAAGGCTGCTGCTGACAAGAAGCAGGGCAGTTCTGATGAGGAAGTTAACGTAGCCTACTATGATCGTGACGATGGGTATAACGACTGGCCTACTGATGCGAACAGTGTATCTCTTGAAGCTTACCAAGAAATGATCAAGCTAGGAGTAGCACCTGAGCAAGCCCGTATGGTCCTTCCTCAGTCCACCATGACAGAGTTTTATTGGAGTGGTTCGTTAGATGCTTTCGCAAGTATGTGTGTCTTGCGTCTTAAAGACGATACACAGTACGAAACACGGTTGGTGGCACAGCAGATCGACGAAGTTATGTCTAGTCTGTTCTCTATAAGCTGGAAAGCTCTTGTTCATGACGAAGTGTAACAGGGATGAAAGGTGAACAAAATGTCTGATGTATTAAAAACTATAGATGATAGGGCTGATCCAGATGAGTGATGACCCTGTATCAACACACGGTAAGTGTCCCGATTGTGGGGGTAGCGGTGGCCTATCAACATGGGCTAACGGTGCCACCTTCTGCCACACCTGTGAGAAACGTACAGGCGGAACGAAACATAAAGAGGAGTTTAACTACGTGACAGCAACTGACCTAGTACTAACCGACCACCCTATGCGAGGACTCGACAGTGATGTTGAGAAGTTCTATGGTGTGAAGACGGGGGTGAATGCTAAGGGTACACCAGTGACCCGTGTGTATCCCTACCCCCACCGACCTAAGACACGTGTTCTACCTAAGGACTTCAGTAAGAACTATGGGTTTACTGCTGACCACCTGTTTGGTATGGATAAGTTCAATGCTGGTAGCTCTAAGGCCCTGACGATTACAGAGGGTGAAGAAGATGCTATGGCTGCGTACCAGATGCTTGGTAAGAAGTGGCCTGTTGTGTCGTTGCCTAGTGCATCGTCTCTTAAGACAGTGTTACAGAACAAGGAGGCATACAACTACATCAAAGCCTTCTCAACTATTGTCATTGCCACAGACAACGATGAGTCAGGTGAACGTACTGCCGAGCTACTCAAGCGGGCATTCCCTGGTAAGTGTTACCGTGTACAGATGACTAAGCACAAGGATGCTAGTGACTACCTTACCCATAAGGATGCATCGGACTTCCTCTATGCTTGGATCAACCGTCAGAAGTATGTACCTGACAACGTGTTCAATCGTAGTGATCAGTTCGAAGCTATCATCAAGGATGACAAGGGGTCTATGTATATCCCCACTGGTATCGCTGACCTTGATGCACGTATTCTTGGCCTGATGCAAGGTCACTTCACTGTACTCACAGCCCCAGAGGGGATTGGTAAGACTGAGCTTATGCGTTACTTCGAGGCTAACCTTATCACTAACCACCCTACTGTATCGTTTGCATCCATGCACTCAGAGGAGAGTAAGAAGCGTAGCCTATTGGGTCTTGCTTCCTATGTCCTCAAGAAGGATGTGACACTACAGGATACCGAGACTGTTATCAATGACGATGGTGAGGAAGAGATTGTATACCTACCGTCCTACAAGGGTACACCCGAAGAGGATGTAATCGCTGCAATCAAATCCTTTACTGACCGTGAGAACTTCTACCAGTTCACACTCAGTATTGATGATGACCCTATGTCTATCCTCGAACAGATCAGATACTTCGCTGAGGTGTGTGGTTGCAAGTATGTGTTCTTCGAACCTATCCAAGACTTAGGGTATGCCCGACAGAACGATGCATCACTTGAGCAGTTCCTATCAGAGCTTGTCACTAAGCTTGCACTGTTAGCCACTGAGCTAGGTATCGGTATCATTTCTATTGCACACGAGAATGACGATGGACAGATTAGGGATTGCCGAATGATTGGTAAACGTGCTAGTGTTGTGCTTAAGCTTTCCCGTGACAAGCATGCGGAGAGTGACGACGAGAAGAACACTACCAAGATCACCGTCGAGAAGAACAGACCAGTAGGTCCAACAGGTTTCGGCGGTATGCTTGGCTTCGAACCTGAGACATTCACACTGGCAGAAAAGGAGTACTAATGAAGACGGTCGTTGCTGACATTGAAACAGAAAGCCTAACACCTGAGAAAATCTGGTGCCTTGTGGCTAAGGAAGAAGGAGCTAAGAGCTATAAGATATGGAATAAGTTCTCTGGTTACGGTTCATTCCCTAACTACGCTAAGGGTGTAGACCGCTGGGTATTCCATAACGGTCTAAGCTTTGATGCACCAGTTATCAATCGTTTGATTGGTGATGTCATTCCTATCGAGAAGGTTGTTGATACCTTTGTTGTCTCACGTCTAGTCAACTACAGTAACTACAACGGTCACGGTCTGGATGAGATTGGTATCTCACTTGGTCAACCTAAGACAGTGTTCAATGACTTCTCTAAGTTCTCTATGGAGATGCAGAACTACTGTAAGGATGACGTTGACCTAGGCACCAAGGTGTACCTCAAGTACAAGCCGTACATTGATGACCCTGCTTGGGCTAAGTCTATGTGGATCGAGCACCAGACAGCACAACTGTGTAAGGAGATGCATGACAACGGGTTCAAGTTCGACCTTGACCTAGCCATGAAAGTCCTACCACAAATCAAGGAGCGACTCTATGAACTAGAAGCTAACATGAAAGACGCATGGCCTGACGAGTTGGTCGAGTACAAGCGTCTCAAGTATCGTACTAAGGAAGACGGTACTATTTATGTCGCTGTCACTAACGCTATGGATGACAACCCCAAGACTACTATCGACTACAGCGACCCACTTAACCCTGAGCTTGTATGCTACCAGTGGTCTGCTTTCAACCCTGGTTCAACCAAGGATAGGGTGGAGAAACTATGGGGTGCAGGGTGGTCACCAACAGAGAAGTCTAATGGACACTACAAGTTCTCTATCAAGGCAGAGGTAGGGGAAAAGTGGCCTCTCAACGGTAAGACAGTACTTACCCAAGAGACATACGACGAGAAGAAGAAACACTTCGAGTTCTATGGTTGGACAGTATCAGATGAGAACCTTGCCACACTGCCTGTGGATGCCCCTCAGGGCGCAAGAGACCTAGCTGAGTGGTTGTGCCTTAACGGTAGACTCAAGGCACTGGAGGAGCGTATCCGTTGCTGTGACAGTGATGGTCGTATCCGTACTAACTTCTGGCATATCGGTGCATGGACACACCGTATGGCTCACTCTAACCCTAACCTAGCCAACATCTCCTCTCCTTTCCACGGTGATGTTATTACTCCTGTTGATGCTGTCAAGGATAAGTATGACGCAGACTTCAGGCGTATGTTCAAGGTTGAAGACGGTCACTACCTAGTGGGTACCGATGCTGAGAGTATCCAGCTTCGTGTCCTTGCTCACTATCTTAAGAACGATGAGTACGTTGAGGCTATTGTCAATGGTAAGAAGGAGGATGAGTCAGATATCCACAACGTAAACAAGCGGGCCTTGATACTGTCACACCTAACACGTGATCATGCCAAGACTTTCATATACGCCTGGCTATTGGGTGCTGGTGCTGCTAAGGTTGCACGTATTCTAGGTTGCTCTATGAAGCAGGCTAAGCAGGCTGTCGATGCTTTCGTTAAGAACACTAAAGGTCTTGGTGAACTTAAGCGTGGTCTCATCAAGCGTGATGCTGCTCGTGGTTACTTCGAGGGCCTTGATGGTCGTAAGGTTATCAACAACTCAGAGGATCTCATGCTTGCTGGTTACCTGCAGAATGGTGAGGCGGTGCTGATGAAGTATTCTGCTATCCTGTGGAACCAATGGGCTAAGGAAGAAGGAGTA